AACGACCACAGGAGGCTCTGGAGCGGTTGGTCCGTTGGGTGTAGTAGTCAGTGGGTCGATGCTACCACCATCGGTCACTGTAGAGGCGCCTAGGACGTTCTGGGGAAGCGTTACGGTGCCATTGGACGTACCGCACCAGATACCGTTAGTCACAAAGGCGCTTTCGTCCTTAGTGACGCCCCAGCTGGTGGCATCCATGCGCATAGCGAGGACCTTGCCTTTCTTAGGGTCGTAGTAACGGAATGGCATCCCAGGGAACCAGTTCTGTCCCACATCTTCACGGAGCCCTTCGCCGATCTGCAGGCCAAAAGCATCACCCTTGGTAAAGCGGACCAGGTAGCTTGCGTAGCTGTTGATCGTGTTCTGGATCTCCTGCTGTGTGTCGAACAGCAAGGGCATGGGAGCGGACTCTTCCATCTCGTAAGGGCCAGCCTCCGCAGGCGGCAGGGTGTAGCGACCTGTGAACATAGGGAGTTCGAGGACCTGCTCTACAGTGCTCGTCGTGGCGGAGTTCACGATGTCTGGAGCAACGTCCAGGGTTGCAGTGGAAGTTGAGCGCCTCAATTCCGACGTGATCACACCGCTGTAGGCATCAAGAGCAGAAACGCCTACGGAGATGCCAGATCCATTGTTCCCGACACTCGTGTAGGTTACAGTTTTCTGGATGTTAGCGTTATACTCCTTGTAGTACGTGGTGATCCTGACCTGCGACCGAATCATTGTGTTTTGGTTGATCCTCCTGAAGTCTTCTGGAACACCTTGTGAACTTAGTCCAGATCTCCAGTCCTGCGGCCTAGCCATCGACAGCAGGTTGACGTAGGACTCCTGAACCTGCTTCACCAGCTCGTTAGCAGTGCCAAAGTAGTTCCTCGTCGTAGTTTTTCCAAGCAACTCCTGAGTCATTCCAGGCGTGGTGCATCCGCCTCCAGGTTGGCAATTAGTAGCCCAAATACCGATGCAGTAGGCGTAGTCATCGGCAAAGTACTGGCTATTTGCCTCTACGATAGGGCCGAAAGTGAAGGATTCGGTGAAGTCCTGCTGCCCAGCTGGTCCCCTGTAGTAAGTTTTGCTTATCTCGTAACGCGTTGCGGGCAAGATCCAGGGACGGGACTCGATACTGTAGCCCTCCTGGCAGGAGCCCTGACCATTACTACTTGGCTGTGGTGGAGTATTTCCGCATGGATCGGTCTGAGGCGGATTGGGCTGCGATCCAGGGTTCGTGCCACCCGCGCCCGAGAGCGTTCCATCGCCCGTGCGGACACTGAGTGACGCAGGGTAGTCGAGCCAGTAGTTAGAGAACACTTCCTCGGTATCGATCCTGCCCTTTTGGTCGTTAGCGACAGAGCCCTCTGGAACAGAATAGGTCAGTTTGATCAGGTCTGGGATGGCGCCAGTGCCAGCCAGCGGTGCAGCGGAGATTGCCGTTACACCCAAGATAGACGTCCACTGGCCAGCTGCTACACCCTGCTCGGAATCGCCACTGAAGAAATAGCCTGAAACAAAGTTGCCGTTATTGTCTTGGTACAGGTACTTACCCGCAGTAGAAAAGGCAGCGCTAATGTTGCTCAACTGCCTCTGTGCTGGGTCAAGAGGGATGGGAGAAAGCTCGACAGTGGTGCTTGGGTCGTCCATGATTTGGGCCATCGCCAAGCGGCAACCGAGCTGCACCTCTAACTGTTCCCCTTCAACATCGTAAGATGTCGAGATGATGTAAAGGAGCCCCCGAGGGTGTCTGTAAGTAGCTCCAGCAGGAGTCCTCATCGTGAGGACGACAGGAACACCCCGCTTGAAGTCGTTACGGTCGTAGTCCTCTACGTCGGGACCCCCAGAGTAGGATCCAAGAACCAGTGCGCCAGAGGTGACGATGAAGCCGTTTCGGTTTGCTGATGAGTCGGAAGCGGTCCACGACACCAGGGCGCTGGTGTAATCGACGCCGCCGATTGTTAGAGAGTGGACGCGAGCCTGGTTGACGATATAAGACATTGATCAAACCTCCGTGAGGCCAAAGCTGACCACGGTGTACTGCGGACCCGCTCGCATGTATGTAGGAGCAGTGGAGAAGACTGCGCTGGCATTTACGGTTGCCCCAAAGGTGTCGTCGACCACCCCGCAGGCGACAGGGTAGCCAGCTGCACGGTCGGAGTCCCACGCCCGATACATGGCGTCGAAGTTCTCCGCCTCGGTTGTCGGGATCATCGACGAGATTGCCCAGATCCGCTTCTGGGTAAAGGCAGGGCCACCGAGGATGGTTGTACCGTTGGCCGACTGGTCGAAAGTAGCCACGTCAGAATAAGTTCTCGGCATGTCATTCCCGCCGAAGTTTCTGAACACAAAGCTATAGACTGGAGACCCTGCCTGGGGCGTGAACGACACTCCAATACTGGCCATCTTGGGTCACCTAACTGCAGCTAGTTTGCCGAAGTACAGCCAGCGAGCCTGTGGTATTTGTTCCAATCCCCAATCGGCTTATGGATACGACTGCAGACCATCTCCCTGAAACCTTCCATGGCGTCCAGGAGGTGCAGGAAGACCTCGTCATGCCACTCTGTGATGACTGACACCAATTCCTCGTCTTCGGTGTCCCTGGAGGCCCTGTAGTAGGCTATGCGGAGATAGACCAGAAGATCCTGGACTTCCTGTAGCTCCATCTCCTCATAGTGCATGTCCAGAAGCCCGCCGCCACCCGACGAGCTGGCCTGCTCCACGTACAGCCTGGCCATGTCTTCTGGAGTACCGAAGAGAAACATATCAACCCTACAGGTACTCCAGTATGCCTATCAGCGTAAACGACGACGGCGGATCTTGGTCATGGACACCAACATGTCGCTGGCAGTCTTGCCTGGGTTTACCGACTGAACAGTCACGTTGTTCAGGATGTTGTCGCCAGCTGCCACAGTCGCGGAAGAGACGGAACCATAAGCACCGCCGCGCATAGAGGGAGTCTTGTTGATGTTGATGCCACCAGCTGGAATGTCGAGCTGCTTTGTCAGATGCGCTGGGATGACGGTACCGTCAGAAGGGGCTTTCCAGATGCCCCAGGCGGGAGCGTTGATCATGCTCAGCTTGCCGCTAGCAGAAAGGAAGGCTTCTTTGCCAAGCTCGTTAACATAACTCCGCTCACCAGCACGCATAGGACCGCCAGCGGCGTGGGTGCTTAAGTCTGTATGTCCTGCGGTGCCGTCACGTCCGCCCGTGCCACCCTGGCCAGTACCAGAACTCTTCCTATATTTCTCGATGTTGTCAAGAGCTGTAATGGCAGCCCTTTCGTACTCACCCCATGCCGTAATCTGCTGCCTCATGTACTCCATAGCTTCCTCGTGGTCACTGAAGCGCTCCTGAGCAAGTGCAGTGAAGTAGTTGTTGTACTCGTTCTTCATCAGCTCAAGATTGGACTTCTCGGCGATGTAGGCGTCGTCAAGGGCCTTGGTCTCGCTCTCGATATTCTCCATCACGCTTTCGTGGCGTGAGTCTTCTGCTTTAATGGCGCCGTCCCTGTCCTCGTCAACCGCCTTCTTATCCTTAGCCGCCTCCAACCGCTCCTCGTCACGCTGCTTCAACAGCTCAGCTCTTTTGATCTTCTTGTCCATTTGCTCAAGTTCGACCTTGGTCTGCAGCCATTCGTCGCTACCAACCTTGAGGGTCTTCAGCTCAAGCTCAAGCCTCCTGCGCTTGCGCCTCTCAATCTCCTTCTCGGCTGCTGACTGTTCGTCAAGCCTGCCAAGTTCTGCATCAATAACCTCAAGCCTCTTACTTAGCTCTTGGTCAATCAGCGAGATCTTTTCCTTGTGGTCGGACTTGATCCGATCCATGTTCTCCTTATGGAGATCTTTCTCGATCTTAGCGGAATCCTTGAGGGCCTCTCTTCTTTCCTTCTGGCTCTCTTTGAAGGCTTTGAGTTCTGCCTCTTGCCACTGAATAGCCAGCTGTGCTCTCTTCTTGGAGAGGTCTTGATTTTCCCTGATAGCATCAAATTCCTTTTTTCTCTCCTCCACATGCTTCTTGACAGAGCCAGTCAGACCGTCAGTAGCAAAGGCCTGCTTCTCGCGGCTTTCAATGTCAGCCTTGGCTAGCTCGTTAGCCTCGTTAAGGGCGGTGTTTTGCTCGTCAAGCGCATCTGCGTTTGCGCTCACCGCTAGTGCGGTAATACCAGCTGCTGCACCTGCCGCAAGGGCAACGACGGCAAAGTTACCGAGCAGTGCCTGACTAACTGCCTGAGCAGTGCTCAGCGCCCACGTGGCGACCGTCCAGAGTTTGGTTACGGTAAGGATCATCTTGATTGCACGCCAGACCTCTACGAAGTTCTGCGCAGCCGCAATAGCAAACAACGCCACAAACGCACCAGTGACAGCGCCGATTACGGGAGCCAACTCTCTTATGTTTGCGGATATGTAACCAAAGCCATCTGCAACGTCGTTGATCCTATCAATAATGAACCCAAGGGTTGTAGAAAGCGGGCCGCCAATGGCGTTATCGAACTCACTGATCATGCCAAGAAATTGACCCGCAAAGCTTTCAACCGCCGAAACCATCGCTTCCATCCTTGCCGAGAAGGTTCGATCCATCTTATCTGCGATGGTTTGGAAGGCAGAGCCCTCTTTCGTCATCTCCCTCAAGGCTGCAGAGACTTCGGTGAATCCAATCTGACCCTCTTCCGCCATCGTCCTAATTTCTTCTGTGCTCACGTCAAGAATGTCTGCCATTTGCTGGTAGATCGGGATACCCTGGTTTGCGAACTGCATCAGGTCGCGGGTGTAGGCTTTTTGGTTAGCCTGGATTTGACCCATGTTGCGAGCCATGTGAGTTAGTTCACCACCAGTAGCAGCGGCGACAATAGCCAGTCGCTCCACTTGGTCGATAGCCTTGTTTGTCTCGATCCCGAAGCCCATCATGGTTCGGGCGGCTGCACCAACCTCTTTCGCGGTGAAAGGAGTTGCTTGACCGATCTCCACAAAGCGCTTATAGGCATCGGTGGCCTGCTGGACGCCACCAGTAAAGCCCTGCAGCTGAATAAACAGGACCTCCATCTCCATGCCAGTACTGATGAAGCTCCTGACTCCGTTTGCCAGCATGTTGAACGACCCCATGAGGGTGTCTGCTGCGATCTGAGAGGCTATCAGGTTGTCCCGAAAACCGCTGATGCCACCGCCTCCTGATCCACCGCCACTGCCCATCTTTTTCAGGGCCTCGTTGACCCCATTGATCATCTGCTCGACTTTCTTCCACTCAGCAGTGACAGTCTTGCCATCGTCGGCGTATTTCCTTGTATTACCCTGCAGATCCTTCAGCAGCTTTAGCTGCATTCTTAGCTCGTTTGGCGTTTTACCAAACTCATTATTCATCAACTTGGCAGCTTGCTCAACCTGCTTGACCTCTTTGCCAACTTTCTCTACACCTTCGGCAATGATCTTATCGCCTTCTACCTTCAAATGAACTGCAACTTCCGTTTCTTTTCCTAGGGCATCGCCAAGCGCCTTGCCCATTCCCTGCACGCCCTTCTCGTAGACGTCGAAGAACGCATTGATCGAGCTAATAGCCTGGGCGTTATCTACATCTAAGTTGAGAATCAGCGGCTGAGTCACGTCGTAGGCTCAAATCTACATATAGCCTTCCCAATAAAAAGACCCCTTTCGGGGTCCAAGCATTGCATTTAGTTTTGCCGTAAGTATTGCGGTTACGGACTTCAGGAGACGCTGGTGACCACGACGGTCGCAACGCCAGGGGTTCCTCCCACTTCGGTAAGGGTAAGGACGTCGCCATCCGTGTAACCCGTACCAGCCGCAGTGATGTTGACTGCGGTGACATCGCCAGAGCCATCTGTGTCGACAGTAGCGGTGGCGGAGGAGCCAGTGCCACCAGTGACGGTGACGGCGGCTCCTGTCTGTGAAGCGGTGAAGGCTGTAGTGGTCGTAGCGGCCCCTACAGTAGCAACACCCCCAATCAGCTAATTGCCAGCGTTCTCGTCGAGTTCAACGACGTAGCTGCCGTAACCAGTTAGCTCGCACTCCCAGGATACGATGGAAGACACTTCGTTGGACTCGGTGTAGCCCATCAGGGTGCCGTAGCCGTAAACGGTCTCAACAGTGCCAGTGGGGCCCACACGAGCGATCTTCACGCGGAGGCCGTCAGCCACGGTATTCTGCTCGGTGAGACGCAGGATCTGGTAGCCAGCATCCTTGAAGTCGGCGACACCAGCCAGGGACATGGTCCAGGTCTTGGTGGTAGCCACGGCCTGATTGAAGCCCTTGGTCTCGTTGTCGTAGGTGTAGATGTCCTCAGAACCAGTTTCGGTCTCCAGGGAGGCGCTGGTCAGGCCGTACAGGCGCACGGGCTGCATGGTGCCATCAGTGGGCTCGGCGGCAGGGGTGGCGCCAATCGAGAACACGCCATCGGCGTAGGAGATTTTCTCGTCCTGAGCGATGATGTTGG